CTTAAGTTGAGGTACAGATACTCTAGCGTCTGATAGTAAATCAATTTGCTGTGAGCCGCTTGAGAGATCTTTACCGCCGTAGGCCCATACTAAACCACTTACTCCAGGAAGAATATGTCTATAAATAGCTTCTTCTGTAGGCATAGAGGCTATTAATCCTGCAACTGCGCAGTTTAAGTTACCCGCATAGCGGCTAGATTGTCCTGTAAATATACCTTCACCGTCTACACAAAACATAAAGGGCTGATCTAAGCCAGCCAGCACTGTATTGCCTACTACGCTATTTAAGCGAGTAGTTACATCGTCTCGAAGTACTCTTCCACCAACTCCTGTTCCGGAGATAGCTTCAAAGCTAGTAATTCCAATCATTTCTCCATTAAAATTATCTAGAAATATAGACATTTGAGAAGCAAAGCTAGTTGCAACTTCATCGGCGTCGTTAACAGCAATATCCATAGTTACATCAACTATAGCCATTATATCAAAGAAATCAGAAATAAAATTATCGTAGGCTTTATCTAAACCTAAGTAAAGGTGGTTTGTAGCATACGTATCACCCGAAACATCCCAATCCGTTCCACCAGTTAATGAGTGGGGCGACTCTTCAACTCCTGCAAAGATTGAATTAGTTACAGTTTGAGTAGCTTCAATAGCTGTTGCAAACATAATTTCTTTTAATGAAATATCAGTATTTATTGCAGAAGCGAGAGCTTCCATATTCATACTGCCAGAAGAATAGTCAATCTTTGTGTTTAGTTTTGTTTTAGGATTATATACATATAAATATGTAGTATCTGTCCATACCTTAATATCATTATATAAAGTGCCTGGAAAAACTGCTTCAAGCTTAAATACATCAGCAGGATCCCCTCCTACATCATTCCATATTCTTGAAGCTGCGACAGTCAGTGCTGTTGAGCTATCTGAATATCCAACAACGCGCATACCGTATACGTCTGGAGCAGCTGTTCCAGAGGATTGCGCATCAAAACATTCTTTGATTCCTTTTGTTAGATTATATGCTCCAGCCCCAAAGGATCCGAATTTTTCGGCCGCATCTGAGGGTGAGGAAACCTTAACTGGAGTATTCAAGGGGCCATCGGTAGCATTACCCAAAATGACTACTCGTCTATTTCGTGGACCAGTTTCTTCGACTGCTCGTGTTAAATTATTGTCAAATAATTGTCTAGTTACTTTTGGGGTTGCCATAATTAGTTCTCCAAAATTTTAATATTTTTTATTACTAGTAGGCTCCTTGGCCTTTCGTATCTAAGTTATGTCAATCCACCTATTTATTCTGTGGAGTCTGATACTTTGATTTTAATTACATCTATTAAGTCTGCAGGAATGGCTGTGTGTCTTTCTAGGTCAACCGTATACTCCAAACTTCTTACATTAAATGTTTGATTTAACTTGTCTACTTCTTTATCTTTTAATCTTTGTCTGAATACTGTATAGTGAGATCCAAATAATCCCCCAAAGTGATCCATAAAAGCAAACTGAAACCAATCTGTTAATTCTTCCGCTTCTTGAGGATTTTTTGCAAATATATCAAATCTATAAAAAACTGTAAATCTCTGAGCATAAACTCTTAAAGCAGTGCCATCGTCTAAGTATACATCTTTTCTTAGACGAGGTTTAACTTCTCTAGTACCGGATTCCGGATTTGATTTGGGCTTTCCTCCTAAGTTAACGGGAAGCATTTTATCTATACTCCAGACTACTCCATTCTCTACTTGAAAGTCTGGATCTTTGCTAATAACCCAAGCTGGGTATGCTGCATCAAAACGAATGTCAGGTTTTAGCAAATGTAATACTTTTTCTAATCTTTGGATATATAATAATGGACTAGCATTGCCAGTTATATCCTCATTATTTATAGTCAGTGGCATATCTTCTCCTGATACGCCGTCATTATATAAAGTTATTTTTACTGCTCCGGGCATTAATAGTCTCCCATATGAGGCACAACTTGGACTAAATAAAAAGTTATTTTTCCTCTATATCCTCTTTTAGTATCTATTTCTTGGATTTCAAAAGCTTCAACGTGGTCTGCGCTGTAAATAGTTTTACTATCAACACTACCACCGTTCCATTCATAGTCTACTTCAATAAGGACGTCTCCGCGTTTGGGTTTGACAGAGCTTTCTAAGTAAATTTTAGAGGCATTAATACTTATACCTACAGTACCTCTTACAGACATAGGTGCTTGTCTAGTACGCACTACTTCATCGCTATAGGTCCATTTTGGCCCACCAGCACTTGCGCCTGTGGCCTCGTCATAGAACTCAGTCTTGTCCCCTACATTGTATCTTCTATAGAGGGAATAATGACCCCAATTTTTAAAGGCTTGGTCTACCTTATTTTCTGCGGGAGAGCTATTATTAATATAAGACCATATTTTTAAACCCATAATTATCCACCTTTAGATAAGGCTCTAGAGTTAAATAGAGTATTGCTGTTAACACTTCCTCCAGTAACTACTCCCTTAGTCTGCACAGGTAGACTTTGATGTCTATGATCTGTATAAGGATCCGCCGAAGAGTCCCCCTTTTTAAGTGCATTCTCTAAAGCAATAATTTTTAAATCTATAGCTTTTATGCTGTCTTGTAGGTACCTGGATAAATCTTTTCCAGACATTTTAAAATCCCCAATAGAGAAGTTACTTGAAGCTCCTGCAGGATCAGTAAGATAAGTGTTGAGAATGTCTCGCTTAGTTCTAGCTTGGACATACTCTGCTATCCTAGTTGGAAGCATTGCGTAATCCAGTGCACCCTTCCATAGTTGTTCAGCCGTTATACTATGTCTATATATTAAAAGAGCTAGGGTAAAATCATCATATTGCTGCACAAAGGGACCGATTTCCAATTTTGTTTCTTCTATCGATGTGAAAAAAGGCCATAACAATCCCATGAATGATATTGGATCCACAGCATCATTGAATGGAGTAGAAAAAGAAACTTCAAATATTTTGTTAACATCAAAATCTAATGCAATATTTCCATTAGAATCAGAAGTTTTATTAATACAGGCGATACCGTCAGTAGTTATAGTATCTTCCCCAAGCACCATAAGCTTAGTTATATCTATACTGGCTTCATCAATTTTAGAGGTAAGAAACAGTTCTGAACCAATAGCATCCGATGAAAAATTATCGGCCCAATTAGAATTTATATTTAAAGAAAGACCTAAAGGATGTCTAACTTCTACAGAGCATACTACATTTTTATCAGTATCAGTAGGAGCAGTTTCGTCCTCTGGTAGTCTTCCATTAAATTTAGCTATAACGCTTCCAGTTCCATATTGCATTATAGACTCGTCCAAGGGCATACTAGATATTAAGTATAGACTGGGAGGTATTGCTGGAAGTTCTGTTGTATCTTCTGGAACACTGGGACCCGCTCCAGAAGGAAGAGTTTCAGATAAAAAAGAAGTTGAATAGCTATATTGTAAGGTCTCTCCATTAATAGAGCGAATTCCATACCTACCTTTTGGTAGATATAAAGTATAATTGCCTCCAGATAGTAAATCTGAAGCGGGATCTATTTTTATATAAGTAGGGTTTCCTGATCCATCATTAACAACTATTACACTAGAAATATCTACAGGAGTTTCATTTCCCCCATCGGATAAAGTTCTGAATAAGGATACCGTATATGAAAGAACTGACGCACTTGCTATATCGTCTGAAAATGCTAGATAGATATCAGCCCCATTGGGAATTATAGAACCGGCCTCTATAGTCTGTTTAGTGGAGGCATCATCATAATAAAATGCAGACGTTACGTTAAAAGCCATTATTTCTTGTCCTTTTTAGGTTCTTTTGATTTATCTGGAAGTTCTGTTGGTCTCTTTAAACCCCTTTTCTTAGTCTTTCCCCTAGGAAATAGTTTAGACATTAGACAGCAAAACGAAGTGGTTTAGAGTCCTTTACTACGGGTTCGCGTTCTTCCTGAACAGAGCTTATTCCTGTTTTAATTCCTAGGTCTAACATAACATCTGAAATATAATCTATAACACCTGCTCTTGGGGCCATTGCTGGGTTATGTCCGCCTCTTTCTACTTTATAAATTGCTTGAGCTAACTTTATTTTTTCGTTTTTATTATCAATAGTAGAAAATATTTGAGAAAAAACAGCTACTGCTTTTTTTGGAGTATCTGCGAGTACTTTAAATGCTTGTTTTTCTAGAGGATTTGTAGTTTTATAATCCAAAGTTCTACCTGTAAAAGATGGAGTTTTCATAGCTTTAGAGGGATCTGGAGATTCTGTCCATTCAAAAGACCCAGTAGATTCTGAAACAGGAGCTTCTCTATTATATAGAGAGCTTTTTGGCTTTTCAGAAGGTTTATTAATAAATTCTAGTAAACCTTTTGCTACAGCTTTGTTTACAGCAGTGTAGGAATCCGCTGGAACTTTGCTAGTTTCACAATAGCCTTTCTGGCCGCCTAATTCTGTTATATTAAACCCAGACTCGTCTCTCCAGGTTACGTTTCCTGCAGTAAGTCTTACATATTTTTTTTTGCTTAGTTGTTCGATTTTTTGATCATTTAATTCTGACATATTCTTTTTTCCTATATAATTGATATTGTTATTATTAAGTACTTAGGGGGAACTAGATAGTTCCCCCTAAGTTAGCATTCGCTAGATTAAACTACCTTAGCTTACAATAGTAGCTGATGGAGTTTCATTAGCAAGAGTTACTTGATTTACATTATCGAAGACGTGATTGTCTGCAATAACCATATCACGAGCAACAGCAACACCTTTACCTTGTGACAGTAAAGCCATTCCCCAGCGTTCTTTGATTTTCATAGCACGCATATCGACTTCTGGATCTCTCCATTCGTCAATAGATACGCCCTCTTTAGTCATCAAAAGACCACAGTTTTGAGAATCAGCCATAATCACATCGGCCACTTTCACAGACCCGCCACTAGCAGTTGCTGTACGATATCCCACGTGAGGGGAAACGATAACCTTCAAAGGAGAAGGTAGATAACGAGGTGCAATATTGAAAGATGCGCCTAAAGGATTAAGGGATTGTGTAAACGGATTGGGACCAGCAACTTGTGCTGCTGATAAGCTATTAAAGTCATTCCCAGTTGGGTCCGGCTGATAGCCTAATTGTCCAAAACTAGAGCCAAATGTAGAGGCTCCAGATCCTGCTGGTACACGATTAGTCGAAATAACGCCATTAGAGAACAAAATTTCTCTTGTTTTTGGATCGTTCATAAAAACTTTCCAAGCTAAAGGGTTAATAATCAACGAATCGTAATTAAATCCACGCAAGTATCCATATACCCACATATCAAAAATATCATTAATAGTCATAGAACCATTAAAGGCACCATCTATGCCTCGGCCGTTAGTATAGCCAAGTTCGCTGTCGCTTGCAGTAGCAGCAGAGTTGTCGAACACAGTAATACCCATGTCGTTCATGAGTGCAATACCGTATTCCTCTTTATGACGTGCCAAAGCACGTCCAGCCATATTCAGCCACATGCCAAATACGTCAAACAGGTTATCATCTAACACTTCTTGAGTGACACGAAGTTTCAAGCCATGTTTATTGATACCAAGCTGCATAATGAAGCCTTCTCCATATGAGAAGTCAGCTTCAGGATATTCCTGTCCTTCAGGAATTTCAGCTGCGTGAAATGCGCCAACAGAGCCAATTTCAACTGAGCGCCCCGGCCCTTCATAAGAAATCTGTTTGAATAGATTTGGAATAACCAAGAGTTCAGGTTCAATAGCTTCTTGAACTAAGCGAGTTACAGTTGTTCCAATATAGCGAGTCAAATCCTCTGTAAAGAAAGCATCTTTAAAATCGTCGATTCCTTCACCTTGCATTTGTCTATCAATATTAAAAACATCTTTAAACTCGAAGTGTAGTTGCAGTTTGTCTCTATCTTCAGTCTCGACACCCACCATACCGTTGTTGGTAAAGATGTCATAAATCAACTTCTGAGCTTGAGCCTGCTTTGATGTTCTTTTTGTTACTTTCATTTGTATTTATCTCCAATTAAAAGCATGTCAAAAGCAGACTCTCTCAAAGGAGTTCTGTTATTATAAAAATTTAACACAGATTAATCTATGTTAAACATTAATTTGGATCCAAGCTTCACCAAAAACACCGGCGTCAGCCAATGCTTTAATTTTTGAAGCTGGGTCATCTGTTCCAAAATCATAAGACGCACCGTTTAATGCTGTGTACGCGAAGTCATATAAGAATTGTGGAACACCTTTAGTACCGGTTCCAGCCACTCTAAAAGCGCCTTCTGGTTCGTAAGGATTCTGAACTGTATCCAAAAGATCTTTAGGAAAACGATAGTCAATGCCCATGAGACGTCCAACTTTTTGCTCGGAGCCTTGTCCAGATTTTTTAGATTGAAAGTTACCATAAAAGTCAGCAGAGACTTCCATACCAGCTTGTCCTTCCGAATCCCCATTATATGATAAGAAAGAATATTTCTTTTCACATGCTACATAACCAGCACCTGTTTCAGCAGCCACTGGAGAAGCATAACCAAGTACATCGGGAGTATCTACAACAGTATCTGCTACAAATACACCTAAAGAAGCATCATTCCATGCATCAATATCGATTGCAGGAAGTTTGATTAACTGACGAGCCATAACTCCCCAGTTTTTGTTACGCATATCATAGTTCAAGTTATCTCCACGGATATCTTGATATACATCATGCTCAACAACACCAATAGGTCCGTGAGCAGATCCTTGAGCAAAAGCTCCCATTGTATGAGAGTAACCTCCGCTTGAAGGTGCCATTAGTGCTAAAACTCCACGACCGACACCATAAAAATCATCGTCGGAGGTAAAGAATGCACCATCATTGCCGGTAATTGCAGTTACAATACGACCTTTGGGAATAACAACATAATCTTGAGTATTGGTATCTTGAAACTTGGTAGCAAGTTCTGCATAAGGCTGCATTGCAAATGCTGGACGTACTCCATCAGATTGACTGATATTTGGACGTCCTGCAGATAATGAGTATTTGAGTGGTGAGCGTTTTAATGCTCGTGTTCTGCCCGACTGGGCAGTGAAATTAAGTTTAGCCATTTTATTGGTCTCCTAATTTATTTAGATTTAAAGTAAGATGTGATAACTTTTTTAGTATCGCTCATTGGCTTTTCGTTATCATTTAAGCCCTCGGGCTTATCTTCAGAAATTGTTTCCTTATTAAGAGCCTCACTAGGAACATTAACGAATGCATCTAGCATGTCTTTATCAAGTTCTTTATATAAGTCTCTTAATTCATCAATATTTTTATCTGCTAAAGAGGCTTTATAAGCATCTTTAGAGCTTTCAATATTTTCTAAATCAATTTCTGATTTACGAAGAGCAGTAACGCTGTGTACGATAGAATCTATAAGAATATTCTTAACTTCTTCTATCTCTTTCTTGCTCTGTTCTTCGTCTTTTGTGTTTTGTTCTTCTCCATCTGTATCGGCGTTAGTCTCTTTATTAGTGTCTTCCTGTTCGGAAGCGGCTAATTCAGAATCTTTTTCCTCTGATTTAGAGGAGTCGTCGAGAGAAACAGCAACACTAGCTTCTTCATAACCAGTCTTGTATCCATCTTTAAAAGATTCATCTTTAACAGATTCCATATAAGAATCCATTCCATCAATCTTTAAAGCTTCAACAAGATCAGCGGGAGAATTCTTGTCTGTGTCTTCATTGTTTTTAGCAGCATCTTCAGCATCATTACCTTCTTCAGCTTTTTGCAAAAGGGTTTTGATTGCTTCTAGGAAAGCCTGCTTAACGTCGTCGGATATTTTGCTGTTATTTTCTATTAATAATTTAATACGTTCTACTTTTTCTGTAGAAGCACCATCAATAGTTTTATTTAGTTTTTCCAGCGTAAGATCATTTAGTTGTTTCATTGCTTCATTTCCTATAAGTAATGTTATATCGGTTAGTTCCGTATCAATAGACTCAAATATGGAGCTATATTGATATCGCTCAAAGGCGTTGTTATTATACTGATGCTGCTTTAAAACGGCATCGTAATAATTTTTTATTTCTTCTTTACTTGTTTTTTCTTTTAAAGCCTCTAAATCATTTAAAGAGGTAAATACTCCTTCTTCGGATTCAAAATCATTTAGATCGTCAGGCCAATCTACTAACTTATGGATATGGTTTGCATTAGACTTTAGTATTTTATTATTTACTACTTCGTGGCTATGCCCGTCTACATAACTTGCATGCCCGTTTCCAGCAGCATTTATATATACTACATGTCTATGATCATTTTTATAATCTAAAAGCATTTTTGTGTGAACTACTTCTATCTTGTCTTTTCCAATTTGATGATCATGACTTTCTTCCGTACCCCTTATGATAGTTGGTAGTATTTTTCCATCAACAACACTATGAGAATGATCTAGAACCCAATCAGTATAACCATTCTTTAGTTCATCTTCATAGTAAACTACGTGGGAATGTTTAATGGCCAAACCCCCTAACTCATCTGAACTAAGATATGCATCTTGATCTCTGCAGCATTCAGTCATATAGTCTTTTGGAGTTACAATCGGTTCTGTTGGTTTTTTTTCTTTCAATTCTTGGGAATTTTCATTATCCTCAAGTTTTGTACAGTCTTCCGATTCTTTTATTTTTTGTAATTCTTTTTTTTCTAATTTTGCTAATATAATATCTTCATCATATAATAATCCTTTTTGATCAATATAGGTCTGTTTATTATATTTAACAGCTTTCCACAAAACTTTATTAGCAACTAATAATTCAGCTAATATATCACAAGCATCTAAAAAAGTCTCGCTGGCATAATTAACTTCCGAGTCAATAAATACCATGCTTTTTTGAACTTGACAAGAGTCTCCTTTACAGGGAGATGCAGGGTTTTCACCATCAATCATAGAAACACCTGTTATTTGGGCAGCAGTAGTTCCATCATTATCAGCAGGAGTATTTACAATAGACACTTCTTTATAGTCTAAAGCTCCTACAATCCAAAAACACTGTTTTTCTATACCATCCTCGTCTTCATAGACCCTTCCTCTACTATGACCGCAATAATCTTCTATATTTAAATTAATATTACATATAGAACACTTTGTAAAATTATAGTCAGCGATAGCATCTTTTAGAGGTGCTCCGTGGGTGGATACAGTTAGGTATCTACCATCTATTATTTTCTCTATTGCATCCTTATCAGTTACTAGTACGTCTAGTTGAGTAAATCCCTTGCCATCCGCAGAATCAATAAAACGAGCTGCTTGAACTCTACCTAAGGGTTCACTGTCTAAGTCGTGATTCTTTAAAAATGGTTTTGGGAAAGGGGAAGTCCAAACATCTTTAGATACAGCATATCGCATAGCATCTGTATCATAATGAAAGAAATTTTTATTTCTATAACCCGAATGAGTTGCATCCAACATAATTAAAATAGAAGTAGGTAAACTATTTTTAGTACCTTCAGCTAAAGTAAAATCTGTTGAAATAGAGCTCTCGCTATGGTCTTCAAAATTATGTAATAGTTTATTCATGTATATTCTCCACTAAAAGTTCAGGAAATTGGGACAGGCCCTCTGTTATATTTTTACACCTAGGGCATTTAACTTCAACACTTGATCCTGGAATAATTTTTGCTAAAAGTTTATTACACACAGTAGTCGCTCCCCATTTTTCTGATTTTTTCTCATCGATAAGTTGGCATCTTAATTCCACTAAATTAGTTGGAACACAGTTGGCTCTAATATTAATAGAAGAGCATCCTCTTTTTTGGCATTTAATTTCGGCTGCATAAGGTTTTTCTT